ATCCACAGACAAACCATCAGCCGTCACAGTACCCGTTACTACAGTATTTCCCGCACTGTTTATCTCTAGCCTGTCTGCCAGCACACCGTTAATAAGTGTTTGGAAGTGAATAGAGCCATCCTCAGAACCGTTGTTGGTTTGATCTGCAACACTGTAAATGCTTGCAAACGTATTTGTTGACCCAACTGTATCTTCGCCTGTGAACGTAATTTGACCAATTAAGTCGCCATTAGTGCCTGTGCCAGAGTTTCTCCATAGATTAAGTTGTGGCCCAACTAACGCATCAGTGTCAGTAGAAACCAAAGTAACTTGTGCGTTATTGTCAGAAGTAGTAAAAGTCCCTTGCCCATCAACAGTCAGCCCATCCATCGTGGCTGTG